AATGTAGTTAATAATAAAATCCCTGAAAATGATGATCAATACTATTCAGAAGCTTTATGTAAATCCCTTAAAGTAGCTGCAATAATGAATCACATGAGTCATACAGTAGGAGGAGCCAATCTGAAGAAAGAGCAGGTTGGTAAAGTGATGTATGAATACTCTGAAGATAATCAAAGAAACATTTGGAAAACATTTGAAAAATCCCTCCCTGATATTTGTCCTTATCTCCCCGGAGGTGGGTACAATATGCCCACAGCTATTGGAGTATTAGTTAAGAAAGGAGATGAGATAAAAATAACATCTTGCGATGATACAGACGATTTAATCTTATAGGAGTCATTATGTTAAAGAGAGTAGTTAAGGATTCAGAAGGGAATATCATTGAAGAAGTAGAACTGGAGATTCCTAAGAATGATAAAAGCAAAAATAAAAAGCAAGACAAACGGAAAGACACAGAAGCTTCTAAAGAGTCTAAATAAGTTATCTAATAATAATCTCCAAGTAGGTCACTTTGAAAAGAGTGGCATTCATTATTCTAATTTCTCATATCCTGAATTACTAAAGATATGGGCATTTGGTGGCCCCACAGGAAAAGTAGTTAAAAACCCTTTAGCTCAATATGCTTTTGGACGACTAATGAATAAGAAGTTCCTGAAGAATCCTAATGTTAAGAAAGTCTATCAGAAATGGTCTAAAAACTTATTAAATGAAAGCTCTGCTAAAGACTTCTTAAAAGAGATGGGAGAAGTTTTGAGACAAGAGTATTCCGATGTATTTGGACAAGCAGGAATGTTTATGCCTATCGTTGGAGAGAATACAACCCCTCTTGTTGAAACAGGAGAACTTAAAAGCAAGACAGCTTATAAAACTTCTATTGATAATATTGTTAAAGAATTGGTTCCTTAGTATGTCAAGTAAAATGTTTAATACAAAATTAGTAATAGAGAGGCATACAGGAGGAAGTCGAAATCCTGTTACAAAGAGATATGAAGATAATCCTCCAGAATTGATAGAAGGTTATTTTAGTGTCCAGCCTTTTCAAAAAGGAAGTGATCAAATAATTCTCCCTGATGGTATTAGATCTTCAGATGCTTATGTCCTCTATGGAAAGACATTTATTCAAGAGGCAGATCAATTTTCAGGAATAAAAGCGGATAAAGTGACAATAAGTAATAGATCCTATATTGCTTTTAATGTTGCTAACTGGACTTTTGCTAAATCTAATGTAGATCATTATGAATCTGTGTTTGTAAGAGAAGATAAGATTTCACAGAGGACTCAATAATGGCAATAGATATAAACTTAGTGAGACAAGAGTTTATCAGAGTAGCAGAGGAAGCAGTAGGAGATCAATTGTTCTCTCCAACTTCAGTTTATATAGCAAGAGATGATTTCCCTACAGAAGACTACCCTTATATCATATTTGATATTTTAAGTTTAGATGATACAGGAAGTTGGTTATTGTATGAAGGGGTAGATCAAGATACAGACGATATTTGTTATATCTCTCACACAAGAATGCTTCTTCAATACACAGTGAAAGGAGATGATTCTCTCTCTATTGCAAATAATCTTAGAAATGTATTTAAAGTGAATAGAGTAATAGATGAGATTACAACAAACACAGGAGGAGGTATTGAAGATGTTTTTACAGTTAATTCTCTCCCTGATAAGTTGGCAACTACTTTCCTAGAATCTGCATCATTTAATCTAACATTTAATATGCAAGATATTATCAGAGAATCTAATGCTAATGGAGGTATTATCACCCAAGTAAACCTAGACGGAACTTTAAGTAGGGGAGAAGAAGATACAACTCCATTAGATTTAGATGTTACCGCTACATCCCCTGATCATGTTTAATAATTAAAAATTTCTTATAAAGGAGAAATATTTTGGCGTATAACCCTATAGCTTCGGTGAACATATCTTTAGATGTGACAGCCGTATCAAGACAAGGATTTGGAACTCCGATCTTCATTGCAGATAATGTCTGGTTTAAAGAGCGAGTGAGAAGTTACACTTCCTTTACTCAAGTTGAAGATGATATTCCAACTTCTTCAGAAATCTACACAGCTATGCAAACAGCTTTCTCTCGTGACGTTGATCCTAAGACAGTTAAGATTGGTAGACGTTTAGTAGATAGCATTACTTTTACTCCAGAGGCAGCTACATCAGCAGGTCAAGTCTACACTTTGGAAGTTAATGACACAGCAAGCACTACAACCACTGCTACATACACAACTACTACAGGCTCAGAGACAGCTACTGTTATTGCAACAGCATTAGTGACAGCACTAGGATCTCCAGCAGGAATTACAGTTGTAGATAATACAGGCTCATTAACTTTATCTCGTTCAGGTACAGTAGATTATGCAGTTACTGATGTTGCTCGACTAACTTATACTACTGTTGTCACTGAAACAGCAGCAGAGGTTATGGCTAATATCACAGATGAAGATGATGATTTCTATTTCGTAGCTGCTAATGATCATAGTCAAGCATTTATTCTCGCTCTATCTCAAGATGTAGAAGCAAGAGTTAAACAGTACTGGGTGTCTACCCAAGAGCAAGCTGATTTAGGTGTTTACTCAGAGAGTGCTACAGATACTCCTTCTCAATTGAAGCAACAAACTAGATTTAGAACTTTCTGGTGGTTTCATCACGAAGCAGATACTAAATTCCCTGAAATGGAGTATATTTCTATTCTTGCTCCTCAAGATCCGGGGAAAATGTTAGTAGCTCCTAATAGAACAAGTTCAGGTGCAGCTAAGAATCCATCTACAGGTAATTATCTGTCTGTGACTGATAAGACCAATATTATTAATAAGAATGGATCTTACACTGAAGTAGAAGGTGGGGTAGCTATCACTAGAGGTGGTACTTGTTCAGCAAGCGCAACATACTTTGCAGATATTATTAGAGATAGAGATTTCTTAGCTGCACGTATCAGAGAGAACTATCAGAATTTCTTAATTAACAAACGTAAAGTTGCTTATACAGATAATGGTATTGCAATGTTGAGAAATGTATTAACCTCAACTTTAGATCGTTATGTTGAGACAGAATCTCAAGCTAACATCCTTCAGCAAAACAATCCTTATATTATTACATTCCCAACACGCAATGAAGTGTCTTTTGGAGATGTAGCAAGCAGGATTTTCAATGGAAGTTTCACAGCGTATTTAGCTGGTGGTATTCAAATTGTTGGTATCTTAGGCAGCCTTACTTACGAAGCAGAATCTTAATAGGAGATAATATTTAATGGCGATACAATTACCCGTTTACCAAAGTAAACAAGTTAAGATCTCCTTTCTAGGACAAGATATTACAGGTCTAGCAGAGTCCTTTGCTAGTATTTCTAGGAATACAGATTTTACAGTTGAGAAAGTAGGGGCTGATGGTTCAGTCTCTATCTCTGTACATCCTGACGAGACAGGGACTTTTGAACTAACCTTAGATCAGAACTCTCCCGCTCAGATCTTTTTGTCAGGTGTTATTGAAGCTCAGAAAGCAGCTAAGACTTTGTACAGTGGTTCATTCACTCTAACTGATCCATCAGGCAGTGCTATTGTTAAACTCTCTAATGCACACATTAAGAGTGGACCAACAATGACATTTGGCTCAGAATCTCAAGATTGGACATGGACTATATTCTGTTGTGATTATACTTATCTATCTGTTCCTGAAGGGATTGCAGAAGACTTAGGTGTGATTGCCGAAGTTTCAGCAGCATTAGATAATTTACCACAATTTGAACTTTAATTAATCGTATTTGGAGGGGATACTTTTATGCAAGCAGATATATTAAGCCAACAAGGTTTAGTAGTAAAAGAAATAGATGGGAAGCAATATACTTTAAAGTTGCTTCCCGCAACAGAAGCTATTATTACAGGTCAAGAATTAATTAAATTAATTGCTGTACCTCTAGGAAGTGCATTCGACTCTGGAGCATTAGAAGGTGAGATAACTGACATAGACTTTGGAAAGAACATTGCAATGGCTCTAGTTAGTGCCTTACAAAAAGCTGATGTAGTTACTCTTATCAAGCGATTAGTACATGGATTACAAGTAGATGGTGTTCCAGTAGACTTTGATACTCATTTCCAAGGAAAGAACTTATCTAAACTTCCAAAAGTTATATCTTGGAGTATAGAGGAGAATGGTATTAATCCGATGGTTTTTATGAAAGGCTTCTCGGAGATAGGGGGAGTAGATATTACTCAAGCCCTTTCAACGATGAGCCAGAAAAGCAGTCAGGAAAGCACGTCACAAAAGTAAAAGAGTTGATTAAGAAAAAACAAACTCTTACAGGAATAGATGTCATGTTTATGAACATGGCTATCTCAGATTATTGTCCTCATGCAGATAGAAGTTTACATACACTAATGTATGAGTACACACTTCCTATGATATATAGGCTAAAAGAGTTTATTGACATAAGAGAGTCTTATGACATGGCTTTACACAAAGATCAAGAAGATAAAAATTCAAAAAAGTGAGGGAT